CGGGTGTGTGCTCATCTACTGGTAAGGCCAGACAAATAACAATAAATCGGGAAGAATACGTACATGAAGATTGCGGTATACACAATTGCGCTAAACGAGGAACAGTTCGTAGAGCGCTGGTATGAGTCAGCCAAAGATGCTGATTGCCTCCTTATTGCCGATACAGGCTCAACAGACAAAACTATAAAAATAGCAAAGAAACTAGGTATCAATGTCATTTCTATCGCTATTAGTCCTTGGCGTTTTGACGATGCTCGTAATGCCGCTCTCTCTTCCATTCCTTTGGACGTTGATTATTGTATTGCACTGGATATGGACGAAGTTCTCATCGAAGGATGGCGCAAAAAGCTTGACGGATTGGTTGAACCAGGTGTAACTCGACCCAGATATAAGTACACCTGGTCTTGGAAAGGGGACGGAACTCCTGGTCTGCAATACGGCGGAGATAAGATTCACGCTCGCAAAGGGTACCGTTGGAAGCACCCAGTTCACGAGGTAATTACTGCGGACCGAATCACTGAGATTCAGCAGTGGGTGGACCTAGAGATTCACCATCACCCAGATAGCACTAAATCTCGTGGACAATACTTCCCGCTACTTGAGCTGTCCGTAAGAGAAGACCCTACGGATGACCGTAACGCCTATTACCTTGCGCGAGAGTACTACTTCTACAATCGTTTGGAAGAAGCGGCGAAAGAATTCCGCAGGCACTTATCTCTTGAAAAGGCAGTTTGGAAACCCGAACGTGCCGCGTCTATGCGTTACTTGGCTAAGTGTGAGCCAGAAAACACCAGAATGTGGCTGCACGCTGCGGTGTCAGAAGACCCAGGCCGACGAGAGGCACTGGTTGAGCTCGCTCAGCACGCATACAAATCGTCAGATTGGCAACTCTGTAAGGATAAAGCCGAAGAAGCGTTGGCTATAACGGAGAAACCCCTCGATTATCTTTGCGAAGAGTTTGCGTGGGGATGGCTGCCGTATGACCTTGCAGCTATTTCTTCGTACTACCTTGGTCTTACGGATGACGCAAAGTCTTACGGACAAGAGGCCTTACGGATGAACCCTACGGATAAGAGGCTTACGGATAACATGAAATACTATTCGGAATAGAGGAGAATAGAGTAATGACTAAGAAAGTACCCGTTGGCACTAAAAAGAAGTTCGGACCCTACAAAGGCTCGGACGCCAATGGTGGTCGCTCTATTGTCGTCACAAAGACGAAGACCAAAGACGGTTGGAAAACAACGTCTCAGAACGAGGCCCGTGCTAAGTACGAGGCTAAGAACGGAAAGCTTCCTCGCAAGACCGAGGTTGACCACAAAGATAACAACAAGGGTAACAACTCCTCCAGCAACCTTCGCGCAATATCTAAGAGCAGCAACGTTGCTAAGGAAAATAAGCGAAGGGCAGGGAAGAAATAATGTGTAACGGAAACTGTACTTGTGGAAAGGACAAAGACAATGGCAAGTGAAGCCTGGCAGCGCAAAGAAGGTAAAGCCAAAAAGGGTGGCCTCAACGAAAAGGGACGTAAGTCTTACGAGAAAGCCAACCCTGGTTCTGACCTCAAAGCTCCCGTAAAGTCTGGTGATAATCCTCGCCGTGCGTCGTTCCTCGCGCGCATGGGCGGTATGCCTGGTCCTGAGCGCAAGCCTAACGGTGAGCCTACTCGACTACTCCTCTCGCTTCAGGCGTGGGGAGCGTCATCCAAATCTGACGCTAAGAGCAAAGCTGCTGCAATGTCGAAGCGACTTAAGGCAAAGAAGAAGTAATGCCATTCAAGTCCCTTGCTCAGATGCGCCTTATGTTTGCAAAAAACCCACAGATGGCTAAAGAGTGGGCTGCAAAGACGCCAAATATAAAGGCTCTCCCAGAAAAGGTCAAGAAGTAATGGTTACCAAGAAACCTGCTCCAAAGAAGCCTGCATCTAAGTCAACCGTAAACTCTGCGGGAAACTATACCAAGCCTGGTTTGCGTAAACAACTTTTTAACAAGATTAAAGCAGGTACTAAGGGCGGAGACCCAGGAGAATGGTCTGCCCGCAAAGCTCAGCTTCTTGCTTCTGAGTACAAGAAGGCTGGCGGAGGGTACAAGAACTAATGGCACTTGCAAAGTCACAGAAATCCTTAAAGGATTGGACAGACCAGAAATGGACTACCTCCGACGGTAAGCCATCCAAAGGTAAGAAACGATATCTTCCAGAGAAAGCGTGGGCAAGCCTTACCCCCGCCGAGAAGAAGGCGACTAACGCCGCTAAGGCAAAAGGTAATAAAAAAGGTGAGCAGTTTGTTGCTCAACCTAAGAAGGTCGCAAAGAAGACCGCTAACTACAGAAAGAGTAAATAACATGGCAATGTGTAAATGTGGCAAGTGCGCCACCTGTAAGGCTCGTACCAAAAAGACTGATTCAAAGAAAACGGCTCCTAAGAACGCCAAGCTTGCGGCTATGTACGGCGACAAGAAAAAGGTCACTAGGGGCGACGTCATCACTGCCGCTAAAATGAAGAAAGGTGCAAAGTAATGGTTGCTAAGAAGACCCCGTCCTACGAAAAGGGTAAGTACACCGAAGCCAAGGACAAGAAGAAAGACGCTGCGATGATGAAGGGCATGTCAGCAGCTGAAAAAAAGAAGTTTGAGGCAGCAGACAAAAAGCACGCTGCCAAGGCAAAGCCTAAGACTATGCAGCAGGACAAGAAGATTGATGCCAAGATTATCAAGGGCATCAAGGCTAAGCGCAAGTAGTTCACCCAGACATTTAGCGGTAAGTTACCTATTCTAGAAGAGTAGGTAACCGTGCGGTGCCTACCCAGTTTCGGCTGGACCTGCTTACCTGAAAAGGGACTTGCGAAATGACTGCTCCAACGAACGCGTGGAGGCCTTGGTGGGATAGAGCCACCGAATATCAGGCCTTTGATATGCGTAACGAATTTATGCAGGGGTTGAGTAACCAAGGTTACCGCCCAAGTAGTCGTTCAGATGCGATATACGCTCTGTACACAGCGGGATTCGTTCGAAGCAAATTTTCGGTTCCAAAGTCTCATACGGGTAAGGCAGATGGAAAACTTTCACAAGGCGCATAAGCGAGCGACTACCGACGCGGCTCTGTTCATGACAGCAGACCTGCGTTCTCGAGCGCGCAAAGAAGGTTGGGAAGAAAAAGTAGTTCAGGGACTACGCGTTACGCACAAGAGCGGACAATTCAACGTAGACTTTCCACCCTCCGTCTCGGACGCTGCGTGGATTCACGAGTACGGCTCTGAGGATTCTACGCCTACTGCAACGATTCGTCGGTATGACACGAGCCCAGCTGGTGCGGGCAAATTCTTTGGCGAGCGCTTCATCCACCACCTGAACGGTGGTGACTAATGGTATTTCTTCTTTCAGAAGACAAGGCTCTGCGTGAAAAGATTCAGGGCATGACTGTATACGACCAAAAGGCTACGGGAGACCAGGTCCCCCGAAATGTGGGCGTATGGTTCGGTCAGCCTGACCAGGAAATCCGTGCACAGAGCTACCCCTTCGTCACCATTGACATGATTGACATTAGTCGGGACCCAAGCCGCGAGCACCGCGGAAAGGTAAGTCCCGACTACCTTCGACCAGACGACTTGGCTGAGGAAAAAGGATTTGAGATTGACATTCCTATTCCTGTCAGCATTGACTACCAGGTAACAACGTATGCCCGTAACCCGCGTCACGACCGTATGATTGTTAGCCAAATGCTCTCCGAGCGCCTACCAATGCGTACGGGAATTTTAGAACTAGATGATGGCACAGTTCGCCGTCTTGATGTCTTGGACGTTGCAAAGCGTGACTTGACAGAAAACGAAAAGCGTACCTTCATCAACTCTTTTACTGTTCGAGTTTCTTCGGAAGTCGTTCAGGGAGTCCTTGTTGAACTTGACAAGGTACTCAGCGTCAACATCAACACTCACACAACATATGTAAACGGTCGACCTGGGGACCCTACGTTCACCAGACTTCCATCTGACATCATCTCGTAACTACTCGTTACCTACCGTACAACCCTAACTAAGGAGAAAAAATGACCACTGGTCGTCCTGGCGTTTTCATCAGTGAACGCACTCTCCCCGCTCCAATTGCGTCTTTCGGAACAGCTAATGCAGCTGGTGCCGTAATCGCGCCGTTCGAAAAGGGACCCTCCACGGTCACCCTTGTGGCATCGTGGTATGACTTCGCTAAGAAGTTCGGAGGATACAACACCTCCTTCCCCGCAACATTCAACGTTTCTCAGTTCTTCAAGAATGGTGGAACTGAACTCTACGTTCGACGTGTCCTTCACTCTGACGCTTCTGCTGCTGCGGTTATCCTCGAAAACAGTGCCGAGGCTAATCTCGGCACGTTTACCTCTAAAAATAAGGGAGCGGACAGCAACAACCTCCGCGTCCAGGTGACTGCCTCGGCAAGCGAAGGTTTCTTCAACGTCACTGTTTACCAAGAAGTTGGCGGTGAGGTTGGTTCTTCCGACGACATCGTTCTCGAACTTTGGCAGAATGTTGTGTTCACGGACACCGCATCCAAGGACTTTGTTGGTACAGTACTTGCTTTGTCGGAATACGTCTCGTACGCCTCGGCTGTTAGTCCGACGGGAACACCCGTTTCAACACTCCTCCCGTTGACGGCAGGTTCTGACGGGGCGAGCATCACTGCGGCTGACTTTGGTTCCGCTGTGAATGACTACTCGGAGTTGTCTCGACCTTTGGTTGTGTTTGCTCCCGATACCGCTGGCGAAGACATCACCGATGTTTACGACGAGCTCATTCCGTGGGTTCAAGAGCACAACTCGTTCCTGGTAGTTGACACCGAGGCAGACCTGACTCCTGCGGAAGCACTTAGCTTTGCTGGTGGACTCAATGGCGGTGTTGGAACGTCGTATGCGGCTGTCTACTACCCCAACGTGTACATCCAAGACCCGCTTGGTCGCTCCGCAGCGGCACTCCGCAAGGTCGGTCCGTCTGGGTCTGTGGCAGGAATCATTCTCGCCACCGACCGAACCTCAGGACCGTTCAAGTCACCTGCTGGTATTCGCACAGGAATTATCGGGGCAGTCGCTCCCGAAATCAGCCTGACGTCAGCTAACCTCGACGACCTGAACTCGGACTCGTACCCTGTAAACGCAATTCGCAGCATCCCTGGTGCTGGAACAGTTGTTTACGGTGCGCGCACCTTGCAGCAGGATGGTACCGCCAACAAGTACGTCGCCATGCGCCGCTCGCTCAACTACTTGCGCAAGCGTATCAACGACCTGACACAGTTTGCTGTGTTTGAGAACAACAACGAAGTCCTGTGGAAGCAGATTCGGACCGTTCTCAGCGTCTTCCTCAACGACTACCGCAATCAGGGTGGTCTTCGTGGAGGAACCCCCACCGATGCCTTCTTCGTAAAGTGTGACGCAGAGAACAACACCGCTCAGAACATTGCCAATGGCGAAGTTCGCATTGAGGTTGGCGTTGCGCTTGAGTACCCTGCCGAATTTGTGGTCATCACACTCAGCCAAAAGACGATTAGCTAGGAGAAAACCAATGGCTACAATCATTAACAATCGCTCGAATCTGGCTACTGACCCGATTCGTAACTTCCGATTCCTGGTGACGTTCAAGCCTCACCAGGCGTCGCTCAACGGTGGAAACACACCCGCAGGCTCTGCCACCGCGGGAATGAAGGACGTTACCTACGGGTTTACGTCGGTATCGGGACTTGCGGTCACAACTGACGCTATCCCTTACCGTGAAGGTGGCTACAACACCACGTTCCACCAGATTCCTGGTCAGACATCATTTACCCCGATGACTTTCCAGCGCGGTGTCCAGGTCGGAACTCGCAACGGATGGGACTGGATGCGTCAGCTCTTCCAGACTGTTCAAGGAACAGGTGGACTCACATCGAATGACGCCGATATCATCGGTAACTTCCGCTGTGACATCGAAATCTCGGTCCTCTCGCACCCCATCGCGGGTTCGGGCTCAGGCGCTGGGGTAGGTGGCGGAGTCGCTTCGGACGACCACGTCGCCCTTCGATTCAACGTCTACAACGCATGGATTACCGCTATCGCGTACTCGGACCTCAACGCTGGTGACAACGCCATCTTCGTTGAGCAGATGACTGTCGTCCACGAAGGATTCGACATCAACTGGGCACCCGACCTGGCAACCCCCGCACCCGACTTCAACTAATCGACTAACTAGGAGCACAATATGAGCACAACAACAAAGACTATCAAGGCCGCGAGCAATCCCGACCTTGCTAATCAGCTTGCACAGCAAGCAATCAACGGTACACAAGAAGAAAAAGAAGTCAAGGTAGAGGTTAAGTTCCCTACGGATACTCTTGTCGAACTCCCTGGCGGGTTTATTACGCCCGCTGGGGAGCTCGTCAAGTCCGTGGAGGTACGCGAGCTCACTGGTCGTGACGAGGAGGCAATCGCTCGAACGGGTAACCTTGGACGAGCACTCAACATGATTCTTACCCGTGGAGTTGTCAAAATTGGAAACATGGTAGCAACTGAGGACATGCTTGACCTCATGCTCGGTGGCGACCGCGACGAAGTGCTCCTCGGTATTTACCGCGTAACATTTGGAAACCCTGCTGAACTTACTGGGTGGTGCGGCACCTGCTCTGATGAAAAAACTGTAGCGGTAGACCTCCTTGAGGATATCGAACGCAAGACTCTGTCGGACCCCATTGGAGGCCGTGACTTTACCGTCAACGGTCGTAAAGGTGTGGTCTACGAACTCAGCCTTCCTAACGGACGCGCTCAGAAAGAAATTCTTGGCAACCTGGACAAGACTGGCCCAGAGTTGACAACGATTCTTCTTGAAAATACTGTCAACAAGATTAACGGAATGGCTGTTTACGACAAGCGCCAGGTTCTTGATATCGGTGTTTCTGACCGTGAAATGCTTACTGAGGAACTCACAAAGCGTGTTGCTGGGCCAAAGTTTGACGACATTACAGTCCCGTGCACAGAGTGCGGGACTGATGAGGTGGTGGTTCCGATTAACCTCGGAAGGTTGTTTCGCCTCTAGAGCCGAAAATTACACCGAACTCATGAGCGAATGGTTATTCCTAACCAAGAAGTTCAAGGGTTGGACGCTAACTGAAATCCAGAACCTCTCCTACCGAGAGCGCAAGAACTGGGTGGACCTAGCCAAAGCATTTATGAAAGAGTAACTAGTGGCTAAAGACTTCAGCACCGAACTGCGGAATACTACTTCCGAGTTCTCTAAGCAAGACAAATTCCTATCGAATATGGTCAAGAGCGCTCAGGCGCTAGCTGACTCGTACGGTAAGATTTCCGCGTCGGCTGGCATTGCTAGCGGCGGAAACATGATGTCAAACTCTCTCGCTAAATTTAGCACAGGAGAGAAAATTGGCATGGGTCTCGCGGCTGTTGGCGGTATTGGTCAGGCAATGTTCCGCGGTATGCCCAACACTGCGGACGTTATCCAGCGTGCCACGGGCTACTACAACGCTGGGGTCATGCAGGGCTTTGGTGGGCAGTTTACGCAATCGGGGATGTACAACCACCTTGCTGCTGGTCTTGGTAAATTCGGTATTCAGAGCCCTCAGGCAACGGCGCAGTTGGCTCAGTACTACGGTAACCGCGGAATTAGTATGGGCGGAGCTTACGAGCAAAACCTCACAGCATCGGTCGGTGGCGCTGCGCGTTACCTGAACATGGACACCAACCGCGCAGCGGTTGCTCTTGAGAACATGACCGCGGGTGCTGGCGGTCAATCCGCAAACCTGCTGCGTTCAATGGGTATCTTTACCGCTAACCCTTATACGGGTAAAGTCAAGAGCCAAAGTCAATTATTTGATGAGATTCACCAACGCCTCACCGCTGGTCGTGGGCAAGCAACCACCTCCGAAGTACAAGATAGCTTCCGTCGAGGTTCTCTTGGTTACTTCCTTAAGAACTCAGGAATGTCTGAAGACCAGCAGCAGCTGTTTTACACCTCCGAACTTTACCGCTCTGAAACAGGGAAGAGCCTTGACCTATCTGACCAAAAAGCACTCGACGCGGCACAGTCCATGCTGGAGAAGAAGGGATTCCTTAATCCGCAGAACCAGCTGAACCAGATTGCTGCTTCCGAAGAAGGCGTCCT